AAGATTGAACTCAAGATCAGAACCAGGAAAATTTACGTTTCTTTCTGGTGCAGACTTGAGAGTAATCTCAGGATCGGAAAAATAATACTTAGCAGATTGACGACCACCTTTGATATTCACAAAGTCAGAAGTTGTAAATTCTAGTTGAGGGTCATTGAACAAAGAGATACCACTAAGGAACTGACTCAGGTCATAGATCGCAAAGTCAGAAGGGAATACTTCTTCACCAGTAAACTTTGCTAGAATGTTTTCAGCATTAGAAATTGTTCTTACAGTGCTTCCTTTACGAAATACTATTGAAGAGTTTATGGTGCTAAAGTTTTTAAGAACATCTAGTGTTTTTTTGGATAAAGTAACTTTACTCATAATGTAGATTTATTGTGAAAATGTAGAAGTAATACTGCGTAGTGAACAACTTTAAAGATGTCTTTCTTTGCTGTACCCTTCTTGTCATAGCGTGAAGCATATTTTAGTATGTTAGACCTACAGAATGCTTCTGCATCACCGATAGCATCAATAAGATCAAGGGTTTGAAACCCATCACTTTGACTATAGTGTGCACCATAGGTATTGGAGATGTAGTCAGAGATCTCATCAAGAATCTCTTGCTCATTGTATTTCAATTCTCACTCCAAACATGTGCTATGTCTCCATGATAACATTGAAATTCATTTCCGTCAAGGTCAATCACATTTATTTTATGTGTTGCCTTCCACTCCTCACCTCCGTCTCCTATAATGCGAACACTCCTACCGTCTTTAAGACGGAGGATGTGTCCTAGATATCCATTAAACTTCTCCTTCATTACTCTCCTCCTTGTCAAGGTCAACTCCCGCATCAATCTTATCATATAACTCTATAAAAGATTGCTTAGTCTCTTCATCAAAACGATTGACGCAAACCTTAATAGCTTTTACACGATTGTTCCAGATAGCATATGCTCTCATGATGTGAACAAGTCTACGTGTACTGATGACCTCATCAATACCACCATCGTAGAATGTCTTACGGATGATGTCTGCCCAATCAACTAACTTCTTATTGAAGTCATCGTTAGGGTTAAGAAGTTCAAGGATCTTCTGCTCTGATACAGGAGATGGATACTGCTGCTCGAAAGTAACAGGGAACCTCTCTAGGAATGCTTCGTTCAATACGTTAGTACCTACGAACCTACCATCGTCAGAACCTTTACCCTTAGTGTTAGCAGTAGCGATAACAGTAAATCCTTTAGCAGGTTTTACATACTTACCGATCTTCTTAAGGAATACACCTTTACCTTCAAGTATAGATTGTAAACATAAAATCTTGTTAGATGCTAGGTCGATCTCATCAAGCAATAGAACTGCACCTCTTTGGAGTGCTTCTACTACAGGACCGTTGTGCCATACTGTGTTGCCATCAACAAGTCTGAAACCACCGATAAGGTCATCCTCATCTGTCTCGATAGAGATGTTTACTCTGATGAGTTCTCTACCTGTTTGTGCACATGCTTGTTCTACAGAGAATGTCTTACCATTACCTGATAGACCTGTGATGAATGCAGGATAGAAAATTTTAGATGCAATAATCTTTTTGACATCTGGAAAGTTTCCAAACTTAACGAAAGTCTCGTCAACTTGTGGGATAAGGTTTTGCTCTACAGTAGGTAGAACAGTAGGAGAAGCAATTGCCTTCTCTAGAATCTCTCTGCCTTCTTCGATAGTAAGGTTCCATGTACCTTTCTTCACTTGGAAAGCTTTTAATTTACGTGCAACTGTAGGGTATGCACAACCTTGTGCTGTTGCAAATTTCTTAACGTGAGATGCGTCGATGTTGTTACCGAACTGGTCACGTAATTCGTCTATGAAGTTGACGGATAGTTTTCTCTCGAAAGGCATAATAAAAAGGAAATCAATGTTTGTATAGTATTATAATGACACATCTCATAGGACTTTGGTACTATGAGTGTGCCACTAATTTAATTGGTCTAAGCAATCTGCTCGATGAAGGAAGATAAGATCTTCTTGTTCATCTTCTTAGCATTGAGAGACTTGCTGAATGCTCTCTTGATCTGTGCTTTAGTTGCATCTTCTGCAACTTCAAACTCAGTATCACTCTCAAGTGCACCGATGGATAGAGCATACTGAATTGTGTATGCAGAAGACTTACAGATGAATGATTTTGTCTTTCTCCACTCTTTGTCTGCCTTCTCATATCCATCATGATCATCATAACCTAAGCACTCACGCTTGAACCTACCCCAATCACCACTATTGCAAAGACGGATGTTCATAAAGGAACACTCAGGAAAACGATTACGTAACATAGTTACAAATGTTTTAGATCCATTATAAGCATTATCATCAAACTCATATGTTTGACCTGTCTGACGGTCACGTAGACGTGTTAGAGAGTTGATTCTACGAGAAACAATTACTTCAGATCCATCATAATCATATGATAGTTTTTGACCATAACTGGTTCCATAACCCTCGCCATCAGTTAGACATACAACGTGAACTTTTTGTGATCCAGTTCTTGTTTTGAACTCAGGGATAATTTGGTTCATTGCAATTAAACTCTCATCTAATGGAGTGCCACCTAAATTCATTTTTGTTGGTATACCACATCCACGAGTAGAGAATGATCTTGCAATACGGAATATGTTCTTTGCCTGTTTCTCATGGTCACGATTGTTTGATCTGCTAGTTAGAAGATTAACCATGTTGAAGTTACGAACAATAACTTTACCAATATTTTCTGGTGTCTCTTTGTATCCGTAGTTTGTACCACCTGAGTATGAATCAGTGAAAGAATAAACATCATAAGCAATACCAACTTTACGACAGAATGATACTAATGAAAGTACTTGCTTGACAGTAGAGTAGATACAATTAGACATTGAACCTGACCAATCAATGTTGAAAATTAATCCATGATTTTTAGCATCAGGTATTGTAGTAATCTTTCTGAAGATGTCATCATTGTACTTGTATGTGTGTAACTTAGTAGTGTCAAGAACACCAGTTTTAGATACAGTTCTACGAGCATAACCATCTGCTGCCTTCTTACACTCAAACTCTTTTACAAGATAACTAACTTCTTTTTGTGATTGCTTTTTGTATGTGTTATATTCTTTATCTGATTCTCTAATCTCTTCCATGTAGTAGTTTGACATTCTCATGTCATACTCATCAGCAAACTCTCCTTGTTGATGAACTAATACTTTACTATTGTAGAAGTTAGCAACATGATTTGAAACTTCTTCATTAGAAATAAATGTTTCTTTCTTAAGTGACTTAGGAATTTCAACATAAACAAACTCACGATCACCTGGTAATCTTTGAGCAAGATCTTTGATTGCATCATCAAGTGTATCTGCTGTGTGAACATCATCTGCTGAATATTCAATATCAGAAGGACCATTGCCACGACCTGCTTCTCTACCACCTACAGTTTGCTCTGGATCTTCAGTTGATTCTGGTGAACCACCTTGACCTGTACTTTCTTCACCCTTACCTGTAGATAAATCTTCTAGAGGGAACTGCTCAGTATCAGTACCATCTTCAGTGTTTGGTGTCTTAGGATTTGGAAGACTAATTGATTGTGGTGCTTCTGCCTTCTCTTCTTTTTTCTTTTCTAATTCCTCTTGAGCAAATGCGTGCATTCTCTTAGCAAGATCAAGAGCATCATCGAATGTCTCTAAGTTTAATGCATCATCACGGAACACTACCTCGTCAGCGTTAAAAGGAACATCTACAAATCTACCAATCTTGTAGTGTAGGTTTAACTTGTCTGCTATGTTTAAGTTATTCCAATTAACATCTTCAACCTTAAAGAAATCTTCTTCTGCAAGAACATTATAACCACCAAAGAATGTCTTAGGAAGACCTTCATATCTACGCTTCATTAACTTCTCAATACGAATGTCCTCAGTTACATTTACAAAACTAAGAGGAACATCTTTAACAAAGTCCCAACGGTTAGGTGTGTATAGTGCATGACCTACCTCGTGAGCAATCAGCATGTCAACAACTAGGTTGCTGTTGTGATGCCACATTGGTAAAGTGAGAACTCTAGTCTCAACATTAAACTGTGCTGTGTCTACCTGACGATGCTCTACAATAAGGTCTTCTTGAGCAAGTAGTTTAGCGAGTGATTCTTTGACTAGGTTCATAATGTTGGTTGCTGTATACTATACAGTATAATAAGAAAACCGCCCCTTGGGACGGTTTAGTAGACACTTTATTAATTGTCCACGACGTTTCCTTGCTTGACGCAATGCTTGTGGCTTCAAGTGTCGCTTCTTTTCTTTTTTAGAATGGTGTTGCCAGTTAGGGACTTTCATCGGTCTTAGTTGTTTGCCATTTGCTAGGGACTACTGTGTACTCTTGGTGAGCGTGTAGTAAAAGATGATCAAGTTTCTTTTCAAGTGATTCTAACTTAGCAAGGATCTCTCCATGGTCATGGTAGTTTACATAACCTGCAGGATCAATGTCAAAGTCAAGAGACCCATCAGTACCAGTATTAATAGTTATATCACCTGTTGGTTCTTCTGGGAATAAACCAGGTGACAGTTTAACTTCTGTACCAGGTATAGGATTAGTGTTTTCCATGTTAATTCTCTAAGTGTTTTATTTATTCTTCTCTACTGATAACAGAGAAGTTTTGTTTCTTTTCAACACGTAAGGTTGAAGCAAATTTATCCTGTAGGGATTCTGTCTTATGAGAGATGACAAATACATTTGTCTTATCCGATACAGTATGGAGGATCTTTAGGAAGTCATCAGTACCTGAGGTGTCCAAACTACTGTCAAAGATCTCATCTAAGATTAGCAGATTGGTATTGGCACTGTTCTTCATCTTGGCAATAGTTCTCCAAGTGAATAGTAGGGCAAGATCAATCCTCATCTTCTCACCCTCAGAGAATGAAGCATAGGTAAACTCATCTCTGAACCTAGACTTGATAGTCTCCTCAAAGTTTTCATTAAGATCAAATGATACATAGAAATCTAATTCCTTAAGGTATCTGTTGATCAACTGATTCATAACAGGCAAATACTTTTTAATAATACCTGCCTTGATACCAGTATCCCTGAGCATATTAGTAATGACATCGTAATCGTTACGAACTTTCTTAGCGTCAAGTAGGGATTCCTCTACCTTCAAACCATCGCTAGCTAGATCTTTTAATTTCTTTTTCTCTTCTTTTATATTAAGAGTACCTCCTGTAGATATCTTATCCTCTATTTTCTTTATCTCTCTCTTCTTCCATTGTATCTCTTTATTATATGAATTGATTTTCTGCTGTATCTCTCTGAGATCAGACATGATAACTTGTTTGTCCTGTACCTTCTTGACAATAGAATCAAGATTACTTTTAAGTTTCTTTGTGGCAATATCTAATTCATTTAACTGTGTAGAGATCTCAACCTTCTTGGCACTTCTAAGGTTTTTAGTAATTGCTTGTTCACAGGTAGGACAACTATCATGGTTCTCAAAGAACTTATACTCTTTATTAAATGCTTTTCTTTTATCCTTAAACCTAGACTCATATATCTTGAGTTCACTTAGTTCCATTTCTACATCACCATATGCTTCCAAACTTTTTTCATATGATGCAGAGATATCTAAATTATCAGATACATTGACCATAATAGAATCAATCTCACCCTCAAGAGTTATGATCTCCTCTTTACGTCTAACAGTATTTGCAGAGGATTGTTCTTCAAGAGTAGAAATAAACTTTTGTTGTAGTTGTACCTTCTCTTTTGCGAGATCATATTGATACTCACACTCTCTAATATTTTCCTTTACTCCTTTTACTTTCTCTTTCAATATAGAA